TTAGATTTTTGATCTTGATATCGATCCACTTCATATCAGGAGTCACTCTACCCTGCTCCAGTGCTTGGGTTGCCCACTTGGACTCCAATTGAAGTTTTTCCGATATTAACTTTTGTAGTTGCATTTCGGTCAACCTCCTCAAAGGTTATGAAAAGAAAGTTAGGATCATGGAACCCAGCACCTTCTTTTTCGTTATAGTCTCCTGAGTCAACCTTCTTTACAAAATCCTCAAGAGCAGCTTTATCGTTCTTAGCCTCAAGCGTCTCATCAATATATATATTTTTATAGTTTGCTTGGACGCGATATAGCTTCATGCATCATTATATAACAAAATGTGATATAAATGCAACTATACAGGGGTATTTGGGTCGATTTCTTTACATTCAAATTTAATGGCTATTTTGTTAGCATTTACTACATCTGGATCTAGTGAATTTATTA